GTGTGGCAGGCGCACATGGACATCTCCGGCGCGCTCGATCAGGCCGGCATCAAGACCACGCTGATTTCCGCTGGCAAGTACAAAACAGAGGGCAACCCCTACCAGGCGCTGAGTGAGGAGGCGCAGGCCTTCATGCAAAGCCGCGTGGACGACTATTACAGCGCTTTCGTCGCGGCAGTAGCCAATGCCCGGGGCGTTGATCCCGACACCGTGAAGAACGGCATGGGTCAGGGTCGCGTGCTGGGCGCGCAGGATGCGAAAAAAGCCAACATGATCGACGGCATCGCGACCTTTCCGCAACTCGTGCAAACCATGCAGAAGAAACTGGCCGCAAACCTGCCAAAAAAGGGTGCCAGCACCCGCATTTTGACGCGCAGGATGTCGATTTTGTAGCAGAAATGGGTCCGTAGATCCGAACGAACGGCCCGAAGGCCGTGTAATCACCCCAATCCAGCCGCTCATTGCGGCTTTTTTCGCTTTATGGACCCGCTTTGGCGGGTTTTTACATTTAAGGAACTCCATCATGAGCAAAAAGCTCCGCGAACTGCAATCCAAGAAATCCGCCGCAGCCCAGGAAAAAACCGCCCTGCTGCAAGCCGCATCGACCCTGCTCGACAAGGCCGCCATCGACAACCGCGACCTTTCAGAGGCTGAATCTGCCGAATTTTCCCGTCTCAAGGGCGCATCGGACGCCAAATCCGCCGAAATCGAGCGCCTACAGGCGATGATCGACCTCGAGCAGGAGATTTCAGCAGCAAGCGCCGCAGCCGGTTCGGTGGTCATCCTCTCGGGCAACGGATCCGACATCGTGGTCGAGGACAATGCCGCGAAGGACCCGAAACTCGGCTTCAGAAACTTCGGCGACTACGCCAGCGCCGTATTCAAAGCGGCCCTTCCCGGCAATGCACCGGATCCGCGCCTGCTGCCGCTCCGGAGCGCCGCTGCCCCCACCGCCTACGGCAACGAGGGCGCGGGCGCCGATGGCGGCTTCCTGGTGCCGCCCGAGTTCTCCAAGGACATCTTCATGCTGTCCCTGGATGACGAGGCGCTCCTGCCGCTCACCGACAACGTGACCGTCACCGGCAACTCGATGGCCTTCCCGAAAGACGAGACGACGCCCTGGGGGACGGACGGCATCACCGTGTCCTGGCAGGCCGAGGCGGCTGCGGCTCCTGCCGCCAAGCCCAAGTTCGGCGAATCGGCCCTGAAGCTTAAGAAACTCATGGCGCTCGTGCCCATTACCGATGAACTCCTGTCCGACACCAATGCGCTGACCTCCTACATGCCGAAGAAGGTGGCAAGCCGCATGCAGTGGAAGATCAACGAAAGCATCCTGTTCGGCGGCGGCCAGGGGATTCCGCTGGGAGCGCTAGCAAGCCAGGCAGTGCTAACCCAGGCCAAGGATTCCGGACAGGCCACCAACACGCTCTCGGCGCTGAACCTCGCCAACATGATCGCGCGCCTGCCGCCCGGCAGTTTCAAGAATGCGGTGTGGATCGTGAACAACGACGTGCTGCCAGCGCTCTTCACCCTGAGCCTCGGCAACTACCCGATCTATCTGCCCGTGGGTGGCGGCGTCTCCTCAATCAAGGGCTCGCCCTACGGCACGCTGCTGGGCCGCCCTGTGTTCGTGTCGCAACACGCCAACACCTTCTCGTCCCAGGGCGACGTGATCCTGGTTGATCTCTCCTACTACCAGACCATCACCAAGGAGGGCGGCATGGAAACCGCGACGTCCATGCATCTGTATTTCGATGCCGACGCCGCAGCCTTCCGCACCATCTTCCGCATGGACGGACAGCCCAAGATCGCGGCGCCCATCGCGCCGGCCAAGGGCACGAACAAGCTCTCGCCCTTCGTGCAACTGGCCGCACGGTAATCCGGATTCGCCCATAGGGGCCTGATGGCCCCGCCCCATCACATACCAAGGAAACCAAATCATGATCACCAATCAGAAACTCTCTGAAACGCTTGCAGTGCTCGCCACCATCAACCCATCCAGCCAGGCCGCCGGCACCGCCTATAGCGGCTGGGTGTCCATGGCCGAGTTCGACCGCATCCTTGCGCTGATCCAGGTGGGGGCGTTCGGCGCAGCGGCCACGGTCGATGCCAACGTCCAGCAGGCGCAGGACGCCGCCGGCACGGGTGCCAAGGCGATCGGCACCGGCAAGGCCATCGCTCAGATGCTTGCCGCAGGTGGCAACAACGTACAGGCACTGATCGACGTGCGCTCAACCGAACTCGATGTCGCCAATGGCTACGGCTTCGTACAACTGGCCATCGTCGTCGGTACTGCCGCCACGGAAACGGCCGGCGTCATGCTGGGTGGGGATGCGCGGTTTGTTCCGGCCAGCAGCTTCAACCAGGCCGGCGTGGTCCAGATCGTCTAACGTGATCGGGCGGCGCAGGCCGCCCGACAATCTCCATGCCTTTACAGATTCTTCAGGAGCCAGCGGTGGAGCCCTTGTCGCTGGCAGAGGCCAAACTGCATCTGCGGGTCGACATCACGGATGACGATGCGCTGATCTCGGCGCTCATCAGTTCGGTTCGGCAATACGCCGAGACGATCACGCGCCGCGCCTTCATTCAGCAGACCTGGCAGTACGTGATCGACTCTTTTCCAGGGCCGATGCTTACCGGTGTGCCTTGGGGAAAGACCTTCACGCTGCCTCAACACGCCATCGAGATCGAGAAATCCCGCGTGCAGCAGGTCACGGCGATCAACTATCTCGACATGAGCGGCAACCCGCAGGTCATGCCGGCAGCCCAGTATGTCGTCGATTATAGTTCCGAACCCTGCCGAATCACGCCGGTGTTCGGCCAGATCTGGCCCATTCCCATGCCGCAGATCGGGGCATGCAACGTGCAGTTCGTCGCAGGGTATGCCGCGCCGGTGACGTTCAGTGGCAACACCATGGCCGTGCAAGGCACCTGGAAAACGTATGCGGTCAATGAGTCGGTGCAACTCTCCAACGTGGGTGGGTTGCTGCCGGCGGCGTTGGCGCCCAACATCAACTATTTTATCCAGTCGGTGGTGAGCCCGGGCATCTATACGCTCTCCGCATCCCCAGGTGGCCCGGCAATTTCCCTGACCGATGCCGGAAGCGGCACAAGCCTTGTCGGCGTGGTGCCGGAAGGCATCAAGTCGTGGATGAAGATTCGCATGAATACACTGTACGAAGAGCGCTCGGACGTGGCCATCCTCGATCGCGGCAAGGTGGAGCCGCTGCCCTATGTGGACCGGCTGCTCGACCCCTACAAGGTGATGTTCTGATGGCGATCGTCGCATCCGGGCGCCTCGATCAGCGCATCACCCTCCAGAAAAAGACCATCGTGCGCGGTTCGCTCGGTGGCCATGACGAGACTTGGAGCACCTTGGCCGTGGTCTATGCCGAGACGCTCGATATGTCGGGGCGGGAACTCTTCAACGCCCGTGCGATGGGAAGTTCCGCCACCATCAAAATCACGATCCGCTGGAGAAACGACGTGCATCCCGACATGCGCGTGGTGTTCTCGAACGGAACCATGGCCAGAATCGAATGGATAAGGCGCGTCACGCGCAAACAGTTCATCGAGTTGTACTGCCTGTATCTCGATGACGGGAGTTACGAATGAGCGACGACATCAAGGTTGAGGGGCTGGCGGAACTGCAGGCGCTGCTGGATGAATTACCCGCCAAGATCGAAGCCAACGTGGTGCGCGGCGGACTGCGGCAGGCCGCCAAGGTGGTCGAAGCGGAGGCCAAGCGGCTTTGTCCGGTCGGCAAGACAGGCGCCCTGCAGGATTCGATCCGCATTTCCATGCGTGCCAAACACGGCCACATCAGCGCCACGGTGAAAGCGGGGGGCGGCAAGGTGTTCTATGCCGCCATGGTCGAATACGGCACCGCGCGCCACTGGATCAAGCCGAAGAACCGCAAAAGCCTGTTCGTCGCGGGACTTCTGCGGGAAGCCGTCGACCATCCTGGGGCAAAGAAACAACCGTTCATGCGTCCCGCCATCGACGGCAAGGCGAGCGAGGCAGTCGACACCATGGCGGCCTACATGCGTGACCGCATTCCCAAAGAGATCGACAAGGCCAGCAAGAAATGAGAGCCGAGGCCATCGTCTATGCACTGCTTGGCGCATCTCCAGATCTTACCGCCCTAGTCGGCACCCGGATTTATCTCGACACCCGGCCGGAAGCGGATCCGCTGCCGGCCGTGGTGTATGAACTGATCCACGAAAAACAGGACGACGCGCGGCTGGGCGAGCGCGAAACCGTCACGGCCAGGGTGCAAGTAACGAGCCTTGGCGCGATCGCCGAGGACGCCGTGAACGTGCGCGAAGCGGTGCGGCTCGCCTGCCATAACCAGTCAGGCGCGATTGCCGGCTATACGGTGATTGCCTGCATCGAGGACGCGGCAGGCCCGGACTCCTACGACCATCTGGTGAACATTTATGCGAAGCCGATGGATTTCATCATCCACTACCTGAGGTAACCATCATGACTGACGAAGCATCCCCGAATACCCCGGCGCAGACCGCCGACAAACCCGCCCCCCGCAAGGGCGTCACGGCGGCCATCGAACAGGACATGCTCCTTGCTGAGCACCACATCGAAACCTGGTTTCAGGACCTGCTGGCGAGCCTGCCGCACCTGCGCGAGACGGCGACCTACAACCACCTGCGCGGCGCAATCGATGATCTCAAGAAGCGCCTGACCTGATTTACATCGTCTGATCTAGCAACCCAACCCGCCTCGAGCGGGTTTTTTTACGCTCAAAGGAGTCAAGCATGCTCGCATTCGGAACCGGCAATTTCTACGGCATATCCTCGGCCGCGAATTCCACCCCGCGCAAGTTCGCCACCATGCAGGACGTGCAGTTCGACCTGCAGTTCACCACAAAACAGCTCTACGGCCAGAACCAGGTCGCCCTCGACATCCGGCGCGGCCAGGCGAAATTCACCGGCAAGGCCAAGTTCGCCCAGATCAGCGGTTCGATGCTCAACGACCTGTTCTTCTCGCAGACCGCAACGACGGGTCTCCTGCTCTCGGCCGTGGGCGAAGCCGGTACGGTATCCTCCACCCCCTTCACGGTGACGGTAGCGAATTCGACCACCTTTGACACCGACCTCGGGGTCGTGTACGCCGCAACGGGCGTGCCGCTCACCCGTGTCGCCTCATCCCCGGCCCAGGGGCAGTATTCGGTGGCGGCAGGGGTGTATACCTTCAGTTCGACGGACACGGGCGCGGCGGTGCTGATCGACTACCTCTACACGGCTGCGACCGGCGGCACCAAGGTCGCGCTCTCCAACCAAAGCATGGGCACCACCCCAACCTTCATGGGGGTGTTCTCGACCACAGCCTCCGGCAAGAACGTCACCCTGAAACTCAACCTGTGCACCTCCAGCAAGCTCTCGCTGCAGACCAAGATCGAGGATTACACCATCCCCGAACTGGACTTCGAGGTGATGGCGGATGCCGCCAACAACATCGGCACGCTGTCGGTCGCAAGCTAAGGAGTAAAACATGATCGATGGACAACGCATCACCCTAGGCGGCCGCGAGTTCGTGGCGCCTCCCGTTCCCTTCTCCTGCATGCGCCGCTTCGCCGATGTATTCGAGGGGCGTACCTCCCCCACGGTCGAGGTCATGGCCGACATCGTGTTTGCGGCCCTCAAGCGCAACTATCCCGATCTCGACCAGAAGACCTTCGAGGACGAGTGCCTGGACGTGGGCAACCTGAATCTCGCCTTCATGGCCGTGATGCAGGCATCTGGCGGGAAGGAGGACAACCCGCCGGGGGAAGCGCCAGCCGGGAGCCGGTAGATTGGGATGCCGTCTACTGTCTCATCATCGAGCGCACCGGCTGGACCTGGGACTACATCGACGACCACCTGGACCTACCGCGCTTTCTGGCGCTCGATCGGCACTGGAGCCGCCATCCGCCGCTGCGCGACATGGTGCAGGCTTATCTCGGCATCAAGCCTCAAATTCCACCGAAAACCACCGGCAATGACCAAGCGGACCTCGATGAATTCATCGAACTCTTCAAGGCCGCTGGCGGGAGCATGACATGACCAAAGTCGCCGAACTGCAGATCGAGATCGCGGCCAATGTAGCACGGCTGACTGAGGATTTCAGCCGCGCCAAATCCGAAGTCACTCGCTCGATGAGCAGCATCCAGCGCGACGTCAAGGAACATTTGGAGGGCGTCCAGGAATCGCTCAAGTCCATGAAAGAGATGGTCGAGGCGATGGGGATCGCGATGCTCGCCGAGCACCTGGTCGAAGCCGCCAAGAGCGCTGCCGAATTCGGCGAACAGATCGAGCACGCCACCCAGAAGACCGGGATGAGCGTGCAGTCGATCCAGGAACTCGGGTTCGCTGCCAGGATGTCTGACGTCGATTTCCAGTCGTTCTCCGTCGGGCTCGAACATCTGTCGCGCGCCATGCTGGAGGCGCAGCAGGGATCATTGCAGACCGCCTCCGCCTTTCAGTCGGTAGGGCTGTCGGCGCAGCAGCTCAAGGGCATGAAGATCGAGGATGTCCTGAAGGTGGTTACGGATAAATTCCATGAAACGAAGGACGGCGCCGATAAAACAGCCATCGCCATGCAGTTGTTCGGGCGCTCCGGGGCGGAACTGATTCCGCTGCTCGACCGGGGATCGGAAGGGATGGATGCGCTCAAGCAAAAGGCCAATCAACTCGGCATCGTGATGAGCGACGAGGCGGTGAAACAGTCCGCCGAGTTTGCCGACCAGATGAAAGAACTCTCGGCGTCAGCTGAAGCCACTACCCGCAACCTGATGGGTGAACTGATGCCGTCCCTGAACCAGATCGTGAACGCCTTCCTCAAAGGCAGTTCCGACGGCGGCGTGTTGAAGGAAATGTTCCACCAGATGGGTGACGCCGCAGTCTGGCTCACCGGGTTCATCGCGAAGCTCGCCGCAACGGTGGAGGCGCTCGGGAAGACCATCGCCATGGTGGCGGCAGTCGTGTCTCATCCACTGGATGCCAAATCGATCTTCGAGGCGTGGAAGCAAGACGTCGACGATCTGCAGGCCAGGACCAACCAGTTCCTTGCCACGCTCAACTCGGCGCCCTCGAAATCCTCGGAGTCCGAATCGGAAGGTGCAACCGGCACCGGTTCGCTCAAGGTCTACAAGACGAGCGGCACCGGCAACAAGTCGCATATATCGGAGTACGAACAGCGGCTTCAGGATGCCAAGGTCTACTACGCGCAGACCAATGATCTGAGGGAGTATTCTAAAGCCCAGGAAATTCAGTACTGGCAGGACGTGCTCGAGAACGAGAAGGTCTCGGCCAATGACCGGCTCGCGATTGAGCGCCGCGTATCCAGCCTGCGTCTGGAGCAGATGAAGA